TAGATATAGTATATAAATTATGTTATAATATCAACACAAACGGGGGAAACCATGATCAATTTAGACGAACGATACCATGACTACCTAGATGGTAGCAAGAAATTAAGAATAGATGGTGTTGATGAACGTCTCAATGCTTATGGTTGGCACTGTGATGGTAATGAAATAAAAGGATATTATCTTACGACAGAAAATTATAAGTTATATTATAACATGAATGAGCAATTCTTAAAGATGGAAGCACTACGAGAACCAGTAGTAAGTTAAGTAGGTTCAGTAGGCCAAGTCACAGAAGTCATGTCTAACATATCATTAGAATCCAACTTAGGTGTTGAACTAGCAGGTAAATCTCTCAATGCTTGACGATATGTTTTCCATGCACTACTCATAGTAACATCAGAATTTGCCATCCAATCCGATGTTGCAATTCTTCTACTTCTTTCTTCACGCAAAAGTTTCATTGGATATGCATTTACCAATTCAGTAATCTTTGCGTTAACTTCTTCTTCAGTTGGTTTTGTTTTACTATTACTTGAATACCATTCAATACTATCATAAGTTTCTCCACATCCAAATGCACAATTAGGTCTTAATGCATTAAGTGCTTCTCCAAGATAAAAAGCGTTCATTGTCTTATCTCCGTAATTACAAATCTCCAACCAGAAAATGAACAACCACTATTGTCAGTACTTGTAGCATTAAAATATTTCGTTTGATTAGACTCTGAATAGTGCCATAACCCGTAAGTTCTTCTAAGAGTGTCAACTGCTGGAACCATTGCTGATACTTCCATTGTATGTCTATCATTAGTATCATGATCTTTTTGTCTACTTGTTCCATGAGTAAACTGTCTGCTACCACCTCCAGAATAAGTTGGATTATTTGGAGTATTAACAGCACTACTCATATCTGTATTAGGTGATTGCATAAATTTAAATCCAGAAATAGAACTATCGTTTCTACCACCAAAAAGAAAATTAAGATCTAATAATAATATACTATTAGAAAATCTTGGAGATATTGTTGTTCTATAATCTCCACCAGGCACTTCATTAAAGGCATTACTACCGCCTGGTTGATGTGTTCTGACAACTACTGATCCAGATGCAGTTGGATAATTAACAACTGTCTGAACTACAGATCCAGCTGGCATCTTCTCAAGTGGAACGACACCAAAATCAAGTTCAGATAATTTATCTCTTAAATTAAATGCTGGTTTTGATACTCTTACTGTCATACTATTGTTCCGCTATAAGTTCATTAGATGCTGATATAGCAGTTGTTACTGCTGTAGTTGTATTATTTATCCTGTTTAGTCCACGGAAGTCACTACGCCCTGATGATGTTCCTACATGCACTGTATCATTAGAATCATCATATGCTATAGCAGTTACTGCAGATGAAGATCCATATAAAGTACATTTTGCATTCTCTTGGAAGAGCTGTTTTTCATCATTATACATCTTTTTAATTTGTTCATCTGTTGGTGCAGTAGTTGAGTATCTTAATAAAGCAACTTTTGCATCACCACCAGATTCACCTGTAAATCCAGGAGCTCTAAAAATGCCTACATATGTATCAGTTAAATTAGTACCCCAACTATTTCCAGCTTGCATTAATTCTCCATTTACATAGATATATGCTGTCCCATCTCTTCTCATTCCAATAAGTTGTGACCAGATACCTAACGGAATTCTATTGTTAACATCATAAGTTCCACGACTTGTTCCACCATCAGCATTATAAAAATATGGAGAATAACCACCACTACCAGTAGTAACCATTTTTAAAGTAAAACCAGTTGATCTACTCTGTCCACCAGTTGTAGGAGTACCCAGTTGAAAAAGATGTAAATAACTACCAGTACCTGATCCATTAGTGCCAGGTTTTATCCAAGCAGTTACTGAAAAATCACCAGTTCCAGGTGCAGTTGTATAGGTATGAAGATAATTATTATAAGTATATCCACTATAAGAAACTAAGTCTGCACCAGTTGCAACAGGTTCTTTGGTGATTGCATTGCTAACTTGAAGATGACTTATATCTCCACCTGCACTTAAATCTAATTGCCGACCTTCATTTATATAAGCCCAATTATAATATGCAATTCCAGCTCCATCAACTTGCAATGCAATAGTTACAGAGGTAGTCGTAGCAGTAAATGAGTAATAATCATTTCTGAAAGATGTTGCATATGAGGAAGTATATGTTGCTGAAATAACATTTTGAGTACCAGAATTCAATGGTCCAGATCCAGTTCCAATCCATAATCTGTGTTGAGTTGAACTTTTATGTCTTACGCCAACATAATAAACTTTTCCTACAGTAAGACCAGTAACACTTCGATATGCTTGACTATCTGCTCCTGCATTTGAACTATCATCAACCTTTAAAACAAAATCTGTTACAGAAATAGAAGCATTAGCAGCAGTCCATCCAGTAGTTCCATTAGAGAAAGAACCATTAGTAACTCTATTATCTCCAGTTATATTTGTATCATCAGTGTCAGACAGTACAGCAAGTTTACAATCTCCATGCATCCATCCAGTGTTATAAGAAGTGGTGGCAGTTGCAACCATACCATTAGAAGGAGAATTTACATCCTGATGTATTAATTCAAGACCACCGTTGACAGCATGTTTACATCCAAGAACAATAGTATCATCTGGACCAGAAATTTGAAATTTTCTCTCCCTAGAAGGAGTAGAAACTTCATTATTTAACGGAAGCAATAAGGAAAAATTATTAAAAATTGTAGATGCTCCCTTTCCAATTCCATAACCAATATATCCGCTAGGTAAAGCACCACCGTGAGGAAGTACTATATCAGCTGTCGGTACTGATGCATTTAAGAATCCTCTGTCTTGTAAATCATAATTATTTCCCTCTGTCCAAAGAAGTCTTGTTCCAAGAAAGGCAACACTTCTTGGTTCATGGTGTATTATAGTGCCACTTGTAATATCAACAACACTTCCATCGTCCTTAATAACACTCACACCACCAGCAGTCGCAACAGCAATTGTAGGAATTGGAAGTCCAGTATCAATATCAATCGGTGCATTTGGTAGCACAGTAATTGCTACATCATTACAATCAATACTAACAATATGTCGAGGATTTACAGTATCATTTGCATCTGCACCTCCCACTCCTGTTGAATTTCGAGTTGCAATCCAAATATGCCTATAAGTGTAACCTGCTTCTGTAACATATCCATTATCTGATACAAAATTAATAACTGACAATCTTCCTGCACCACCTGCTCCACAACTTACTACATTTCCATTCATTGCCACCACAGAATTTGGTCCACTAGTTGTATGCTTTAACCACATATCATTATCTTTAACAATTTCCATCCACATTGAACAATTTGAATCATCAGCATCATATATTGTCAAAGCACTTGATGAGGCAACAATTACAGCAACCGCAGGAAATTCTTTTCTTGCTCCTCTATGAGGCCCTGCACCTTCATTATACCAAGAAGTATGACTTGTTCTCTTTCTCCATGCACCACCATCAGAATCTTTTCTAGTATCATATACAAACACATCTACTGCAGTATCAGCAGTCTTTGCTTTAATAGCAGCAATATTTTCTATCTCTACTTCAGTTAAATTAGCATGAGCAGGATCTTGATAGGCCAATCCACCCAACATTGCGTTGGTGGGTACTTGACTATTTCCGATTCCGACTAGATTAGGCATTAGTTATATCTCTCCTGTTGTATTTATTATGATGTTATAGTCTTCAATTGAGCAGTTGGAAGTCTCTTTGGATAGTACATAATTCTCTTTACATAAAGTTGTTTTGGATTTTCACCAATATAAAAAGTACCTACATTTAATGGAAGAGCACAACCAGTATCTACTTCTACAGTATTACCATTATATGTGAGTGCTGTGTCATTCACTTTAGCAGCTAATGCTATTTTAACATTTCGTAATGCACTAGTATCAACTTCATTATGACTACCACCAAAATCAAATTGAACTGATGAATTAGATGTTCCATAAGCATCAATATATGCATCATCTAAAGTTGAATCAGTTACATAACGTATTTTATAGTAATTATTACCATTAGTTCCAATAAACCCAATATCATTTACAGATGATGCAGATGCCACTAAAGAAGCAGGAGTAGCATCCGTAATTGTTAATAGAGTCCATTCAGACGTATCATAAAAATCAGACAATTCTTGACCTTCTACTCTAACTACATCTACTCCACGAGTTGCTGGCCCATAACTTGTTGGAATATATGAAGAAATAAAAGTACTAACTTGTTCCAATTGAGCACCCCATACATATAACGAATCAGTATCATTACCAGTATAAGTATGTCCTCCATTTGCTCCATTGTGTAAAATAATATACACTGCAGCATTGGTATTAGCTTTTAAATATTCAACCCAACAACGATACCATCCATTACCAACAGGATATATTCCAGAACCTTGTATTCCAGAACCATATGATTGGGCAATTACTCCGTCTTGTATATCATAAGCAACATATCCCATTCCATGCATAGTTAAAGATATGTACCTTTGACTATTTGATGCAGGTTCTTTAACATATAAACTCCATATGTAATTTGTTGCTGATATACCTGATGAAGGAGCTTGATATAATAAATGTTGAGCATTGGTAGAATTATCTATAAATTTAGTAGCAGTATATGTTCCGTCTGGTGCTGTTGTTTCTGTCGTATTCTCAACTATGGATCCTTGTGAAACAGACCAAGCATTACTAGTATATGAAGTTCTAGGTATGCTATGGTCAAATACATTTGTTCTAGACTCTTCAATCAATAAACCTTTAGATTCTCTTGTATCTACATCGTGATCAAATCTTGGAGCATTATCACCAACTAATACAACTTTACCAAACTCATCAGTGTATGATGCAGGTCCAGTTCTACGATATGTAATTCTTGGATCTAATTTCTTGACTGCTACAAAGTTAAAGTCTAGT